CAATTGACGTGCTCATGGTGGCGTTTGCAGGTCTACCAATGGCCTGTGTATAGGTCAACTGTGTTACATTGACTTGAAATGTAACGTTGGACAGTGTTGTGGCAATTTCCACTTTGTCTGTGGTCCAGGCCACATTTGATACTGCGTTTACGACTTGGATGGCCATTATTTGTTATCCTTGTTTAGATCTGCAACATTGACCGGCTGGAACAAATTTGTGGTTTGCGACAGCACGCCTGGAATAAACGCTGGTTGGTTGCGTACCTCTGCAGGTGTAGGAGCAGGCGGATGCCGTTCAGACAGCCTGTTCATGGTTTCTGCATAGGTTTGAAATTGTGGTGTCATATCAATACTTGAAGTTGTGCAGTTCTCTCATGAGACTGTGTGCCATCTGGTCTTCTTTGACCGGTTCAGGTACGTCTTGTGGTGTTGCTGATTTTGTCACAGGCTTGACCACTGGCTTTTTGCCCGGGGTTGCGGCAGCTGATGCTGGACTCACAGGCTCATCCACTGCTTGTGGTGTGGCCAACTTGACTGGTGGTGCTGCTGCTTCAGCCACTGGCAGTCCTGCCATTTCCTGCATGCGGCGTAGAGCATCTGGACCTTCTGTCATGGAAGGCATTCTCATAGGTTCAGACACACTTTGTTTGTATTTGTGCATTCTTTGTTTCCATGTTTCTACTGCATGTTTACCTGCAGCATCGTCTGAGTTACCATTATCTATCCACTGATCAAAATGGCCTAATAATTCATCAGTATGGGGCTCTAATCCTGGGTTAGATTCAATCCAATGGATGAACTTATTTCTACGTGTATTTTTTTCTTTATTCCAGTTACCATTCACATCTCTATGTGGAGTTGATTTTAAATCATCTGGAACTACTGCATTCTTGAAACTGTGCCAACCTTGTTTTACTGCATCGCCAAAACTTTCGTCAAATTGGGCATTGTTGTTAACGCCAGCCATTTCCATCATACGGCGCAGAGCAGCAGCATTTTCATATGCATGTTGACGATCTTGTTGGCTGGCAATCACAGGAACTGTGGACTGACCAGTTGACTTGGGATCGTTGGGGCCACCAGCGTACATCATGGCATCATCAGTGCCTTCGGCATCTGTAGGGTAGTCTGGGTGATTCTCGGTAGCGTCTGTGTCACCATAGGCTTCATCCATGGTGTCTGAATCGTCGCAACCGCAAGCACTTGATCCGCAGGTGGAACAAACTTCTGAGTCATCACTGTGATCACCACCGTGCAACTCATTGCTGAGTTCTGCTGCTAGGTCATCAGTGCCGTCATCAAATTCTATGTCATAGACATTGTCTGGTTGTACCACGCCGTTGTTCATGTGTGGCATGTGGTCATTGCTGCCGCCCATGCCTGCCATTCTGAGCATGCTGGCCAGGGCCATGGCATCTTCGTCTGTGGCTGTGACTGTGAGACTTCGGCTTGGACCACCGTGATCGTCATTGTTCATGCTCATGTTGATGTTCATGCTTTCAGAGATCATGCCTTCTAGTTTGCGATTCAAGCTGTCATAGATGCCTTTGCCGTAGCTCATGCCGCCACTGGATTTGGGAGCAGCAGAACCACTGGTGGCCATTGAACCAGAAGTTGTGGTTTCATCTACTTCTTTGGTTTTCTTGGCTGCTTTTTCTGGCAGGCCCTTGTGCTTGGTGCTGGCAAAATCTTCTACGTCACCTTTTTTCATTGTCTTGGCTACCTTGGCAACTTCTTTTGACGCAGGCTTTTCGCCTTTCTTGGCAGCACTGACCATGCCCATGAAGCGTTGTTGCTTTTTGCTCACTGCTTTTTCAGCAATGGGCTGTTCTTCGTCGCCATCCATGTCGTCTGCTTGATTCTGCATGTAGTCATCCACAGCAGTCATCATGCTTTCGATCTTGGCCAACTTGGACTGTACCCATTCTGGCAGGTTATCATCGTCGCCTAGTATTTTTTCTAAGGCCTGTGCATGACGCACCACGGTCTTGATACTGTCCTTGGCCATGTCGCCTTCTTGATCGTATTCGCCTTGATCTTTTGGATCCAAATCGTCTTCGCCCACCATCTTGTGCTTGGTAATTTTGCCAGTGAATGGTTTTAATTTGACTTTGTCTCCAAATGCACTGAAGTCTGGCTTCATGACTTCACCTGTGTCTGCTGACGCATCTTTCTTGGGACGACCACGACCACGTGAGCCTTGTCCGGCTGCTGCTGCGGCCTGTTTCTTTGTGCGAATTGCCCGGGCATCATCTCGGTCGCCATCATATTCAGTGCCGTATGTGCCTTTGTGAACAAAGCTGGTGGGCTTTTGTTTTTCAGGTTGTTTGAAATTTTTGTAGTCAAACGCATTGCCAGTGCTGGCTTCTTCCATGTCTTGATCACGGCCACGCACGGCTTTCTTCATAGCATCAGCTGCTACATCGCCTAGCATTTCGTCAACTGCTTTTTTGGCGCCAACAATCTTGTCAGCAAAAGTGATCTTGTCAAAGGGTTTTGCTAATTTAGCAAACTTCTGTTGCTTGGGTGTCATTGGAATGCCACCTTCTTTCATACCTCGGGCACTGCGAGCAGCAGATTTCATTGGCTCTGTTGTGTTGCCATCTTTGTCAATGTCCAAGAAGTCTGGCTTGCTGGCTTCGTCCATGCCTTGCTGACTTAACAAGTCAATTGCTTGTTTGGCCACCTGTGCCATGTATTCAGGATTATCTTCGGCTTCGGCACCTTTCCGACGCATTAGTTTATAGGCTTGGCGAAGTGTTTTATCTTTGCTGCGTTTTACATCCTGGAAGTAGTCGCCTAGGTCATCGGCAACAGTATCAATCATCTCCTTGCCATCAATGGCACCCTGAAGAATTGTGTTTAAGACATCTAATATATTATCTCGTAAATCTGAATCTATACCAGGTTCGCCGGTGTCCATGCCAACACTTTCACGTTCCATACGTGCATTAAAGTCATTGCCCCGGCGTTCTTTTTTGTCTTTGAGATGTTGTAGTGCTGCTTGAGCCTTGGCATCGCCAGCAGCAGCTTTCTTTTTAAGATTGGCTGCATGACTTGCGTCCAGACCTCTGCGATTTTCAGCACCAACACTGTTGGGATTATATGCTTCTTCTACGCCTTTTTCTCCAAGAAAGCCCATGCTTTCTTTGGTGGCTCGTTCGTTGAGAATCCGAGTCAGTGGACTGGCCTGCTCATTGAGTTGTTGGTTAGTAACTTCTGGTGTGGCACGGATGCCGTCTAGTTTTTTGTTTAGGTCGTAAAAGAAACTCATTTTTGTTATCCTCTTGTGTTGTAGCCAGTAGCCGGCTTGGGCTGACGTTTGATATTGGTCATTGGGCTGGTATCACCCTGTGGCAAATCATTTGTGGTTTTTGCAGGAGGAGTTCGACCACCAGCAATAGTAAAGTCACTGCGATATGCATTTTTCAACACTGCATGATCGTATGGGCCTGTTGAATAGTCCTTTGACAAGGCACGTTGTTCCGCATCAGGTGCAGGATAAGCAGTGTCCTTGATCAGGTCTTTGTTTTGTGCTTCAATGTCTGTGATCTCTTTGTCAATGCTGTCCACATATGGTTGTGTAAGCAGGCGGATTCTGTTGGGATTGAATCCCAACAACTGTGCCAGCTGTTGCACCTGCGGCTCAATAGCAGGATATCTAAAGCTCACATCAACTGATGTTACCATTTCGTTTTCTGCACCAGGAAAGTCCTTGAGCAGGTGCTGTACTGGTGTGGTTTTTTTCTCTGACATTTTTGCAATGTCAAACTGCTTGAGCTTTTCTTTGAGCTCTCCGATAAAGCCTGGCGGCACATCACCCAGAATTTTGATTCGGTAATTGTATGTGCGTTCGCTTTCGGAAAGATATTGATGAAATTTTTTCATATTAGGGTCCTATGTGATATTTAGCCTTTTTTGGCATTTGTGTTTCTGTCGCCCAGCAATCTATCCAGCAATTCGTTGCGAGTTATCACATGTCCTTGGCCCGACTGTGCCGGTGCAGTGTCTGAGTCTGCAATTTTTATATCCAGATTGGCTTTCTTCAACTGTAGATCAATCATCCGAAGTTTCTTGTTGAGCTTGGCTGTTTTGGCCGTGAGTGCATGGCCCAACATGGTGCCTGCAACACCAAAAATCTCAGCAGCAAATCTTGAATCTACCTGCATGCCCAGACTCATTAGCTCATCAAAGGTGTCTGTGGCTTTTTTAGCCAGTTCATCCATTTCAGTGTCCGACGAACTAAGGTCTCGAATACCGGGTAAAGCAGCGTCAATCTTGTCTATTGTGGTGTCAATTTCAGTCATAGCAGCTTGAGTTTGTTCAGTGGTATACACCACTGTGTCGTCTGAGTCTGCAGCGGTTGGCAAATCAAACAAGGCCTCAAGTTTTTTGTTGGTCGGAAGGGACATGACGTATTTAGCGGCAGTTGCGGCCGCTGATTCCAATCTGCATCAGTTGCTTACTTCTTGCCACCTTGGTGGAAAATATCAGATTCTGTGATAACTCTAAAGGTCAGCCCTTGCTGGTTGCACCACTTTTGCGCGGACGCCCATTTGGCATAGTTGATTGCCACAATGGCACGTTCTTTTGAGCTCATTTTTTCTTCAATGATGCTTTGTTTTCTGGGCTTGATCTCCACCAGTTCTGCTCGGGTGGTGTTGTTTTTGGTGCGGTATGTGATTAGAAAATCTGGAATGTAGTTGTGCATTTTGCCATCTAGCGGATGACGATACGGTATCACCACACATTCTGATCCCCACTGCATGATGTTGTCGTTGTTGTCCAGGAATGTCATGAACACCTGTTCCCAACTGCTGCGCCAAGTTGGTGGACGATTACCTACATACTTGTTGGGATTTTTAGGTTGAAATACACCCTTAGAGAAATTAGCCATGGCTGAATCCAGACATTACGGCAGCACGTTTCTTGCGGTATAGAAGTTGGGAGTCACTGATGCGCCAAATCCCAGCAGGGTTGAGCCGCTTCTTGTGTTGTTGAGATAGTATGCCAGAGTCTGTGTGAGTTGCATCTGACCTTGGCCTTCTAGCATTGCCAGAATACTCAGTACATTGGTTCCAGTTTTGGAAGCAATTCTAAACAATGCCACTGTGAAATTACCTGCGGCCTGATCAGTGGTAAACACTGATCTCAAAAAACTGTACACAATATCGTATTCTTCCACAGCAACAAACTGTTCGTAGCTGTAGAATTGGTCAAAGATTCTCACTGTGAGATCTACATTGGTGTTGACGGAATTGACTGTGTCGCCCATGATCAAGATTGTCCTGGTGATCTTGGAAACACAAATCCGCCGTTGCCGCCGGGCTGTTGGCGGACCGCTGCGGGAATACTGTTTCTCAATATGTCTTTGAGAGCAAGATTGGCTTCTTCATTCACGATAGATCTTAGATCAGCACCTTTGAATGTGTTGTAGGCTGTGCCTGCTGTTTGTATAGCACCAATCACACCTGCCACACCGCCACTCTGTAGATCTTGCACAATGCCAATGCCAGCATCTAGTAGGCCGCCTTGACCCAGCACTGTGCTGGTGCTGCCGGGTCTAGATATGCTTGATCGTATGTTGTCATAGTAGGCAGGATCAGCAAATCCTCTTACGTTGGTGTCAGGACGAGATTTACCAATTGCACCGGAATAATATTTCACAGTTTCGTACTGTATGCTCATGGTATTTTGCATGACTCCTGCGCCCTCGCTATAGTTGTAGATGTCATGATTCCAGCTTTGAATTAGGGGATTGATCAGCACATAGCTGACCCATTTGTGTTGGTCCATGCCATAGATGGTGATATCTTTGAAGAAGGGAGGCTTGCCAGAACTTTGGTCGCCGCCTGAGCCAACACCACCACTGCCCGAGTTGCTTTGATTGTAGCCTTCACCAATGAAACCCCAGTCGTTGACAGGACGGTCATTGGCATAGATATCTCGATTGTTGTAGCTGAATCCTGGCAGACTCTGAACTGGACCAATGCTGCCATTTTGATTGCTGGTTCCGCCGTACTGTTGATTGGGATCTTTGTAGTAGTAGGCATAGTAGTTGTACCACATGCTTCGAGTCAGATCACCGCCATCATCGTGAAATGTTACTTGTACCGGATCGTAGTTGATTTTTTTCTGGATTAGGCGTTTGCGATTGTACTGATTCAGTACCTCTGTGTCCATTTTGAATTTTGGCAGTTCTATGGTCTTGACCATGAGGCCAATTGTGCTTTTTTCAGTCTCTGAGAACACTGCCTGCAACGGGCGAACTTCGGACGTGTTGATATTGAAGTAGCAGTGGAACAAGAACTTGTTCCGTGGTGCATACTCATATCCATTGGTACGAAAGGTCTTGGAAGCATGGGCATAGTCTTTGAGACCTTGCCCACCAAAAAAGCCTTTGAGGAAATCCTGGCCAAAAGCCATAGTTGATTATCCTGTTACTACGTCGTTGACAGTTCTGGCAATTGTTGATCCAATTCCTGTGCCGTTGGGTGTTTGATTGGCGTTGTCGTACATGATATTCATGGCAATTGTTGCTACTGCGTTTTCAGCATAGGCCATGTTGCCATAGTCCACACTCTTCAGATAGCAACCATACAATTCCCATGTTTCCAGCACAATCGGTGTGGCCCCGCCGTTGCCGCCATCTAGTACTTCGAAACGTG